CATAGGACAACGCTGTATATGTCAGTAGATCAGATGCAATAGTCGTCAGCATGTTCGTATCGCTGTCGCTCGTTAGTACCGCTTGTTCTGCATAGTAATTTAGATACAAAGTGCCAGTGGTAGGCATAGGGTATATCTTGATGTTACCTTGCTCTCTACAGAAGAACCTTGGAGTCCCAAGTTCACCTGTTTTTTGGTACTCAATCATTTCGTGAAGAGGTATGCGTGTGAGCGTACTGCCGTCATAATAGAGTTCTATGACTTCTAGTGTGTCAGCTGGTATTACTACTTGAGAAGTACCAGATGCGTTAGTCACATTGTATTGGTTCTGTTTCTCCATTGCTGGAACACGTAGTTGTCTTTGTATTCTTGTGATAGCCTGATCAATGAAGGTGTCAGCCAAAGCATTCGAACAGTCACTACGATTTAGAAGAGCAATAAAGTGTGCTCGGATTTCACCTTTGTTCATTGGTTATTACTTTCTTTTCTTGGCTGTCTTTGCCGCTTTCTTGAAAGCCTTGTCAGTAGGTGCGCCCTTTGCGTCCTTCTTTCTCATTGGCTTGCCTGATGCTCTTTTCTTGTGGATGTTTGCGTATAGCCCTGCTTTTGCCATCTGTTAGACCCTCTTGTTGGTTGTGAGGAACATATCTAAGTCCTCGTTCTTTAGTTTACGGACAATCTCTGAACCTTTGGCTTCCCAGATATTGAATCCTTCGCGCATCCACTTCTCAACAATAGCTGTCGGTATGGAGGCTACTCGCATCATGTCACCTGATGGCTTCGAACTATTGTTTCGAGCGTCTTTCAGATCGTCTAAGAAGGACTGTGAGATGTGCTGTGTGTGCTTTTGTAATAGTTGACCATGCTCTTGCATGAAGTCAGTTTCATTTTGTAATAATGTTGGCTGTGGTTTGTCAGTCATTTTGCTACCCTTAAAACGTAAAAAGGCCACCCACGGACAACAGTAAGGAGAGCAAAACCTGTGTGTCTGTGGGTGGCCTAGTAAAGACCTATTAGTGGTCTATTAGAAACTTATGATAAGCCTGTGATCTTCACAGAGTCAGCAAAGTTAGTATGTTTACAGCTGACTTCGCCGATGACTAAATGCTTGTCGGAGTCGCCTGTTTTTGCCAGTAAAGTTCTTGTAAATGGACGCAACGTACATGTTTTAAACATTGTTGGGTCTATAAGTAGTGCGTGGTCTGTCTTTAGCTCACGATTTAATACTACTCTGTATTCGCCATATGGACTACATGGCATCTTCGCCTAAGTTCGTTAATCTTAGACCGCCTTTCGACTGCTAATGCTTTCACATTAGATGAGACTATATCACAACTACGGATTGTAGTTTCTTGCGCTTCCACTCACTTGAGTGTACTCCCTGTCGGGATAGTCGTTGCACCTTCCCCATAGTGGGGCTTGGCTCAGTATTACCTTATCTTTCGACTTAGGCTTCCACTGAATTCACAAGATTTAATGTACGCTAGTCACGTCAACGTACAGATCAATCGCATTGACCAATGTTTTGCCTTGTGAGATTTCACGATTACGACCTGATGCCGCTGAGAAACCAGCGACTATCTGGGCGTCTGCTGGCTTGATCATGAATGTGTCTACATCAGAACCATTGTCGTATGCTGTTTGACCAGCTAACAATAGCTTACTTTCGGTTAATGCATCGGTAGCATTTGAACCTGCATCTATTCCTGTAGACATTTGGTTTAAGATAGAAGTCATCTTACGTGCTGTTGAAGCATTACCAGCAACTGCGGCTTGGGCTACGCCAACCATTGCACGTTCATAGTCTTTCTTTATTTCTTTTAGCTTCTTAGCTAACTGGTACGCAGTTTCCTTCGCCCTGCCATAAACGGCTACAGAATCTGCTGTAGCACTCACTTGGAATGCTTTTGAAAGTATCTGTGTATTCTGTGTTCTTTCAGTTGCATCTGACAAAGTTAGCATACTTGCGTCTGCTCCCTCGACTTGTGCATTCACTGCTGAATCCGCTAAAGAATCCTCAAGGAATGAGAAAGTTCTAGCTGATACTTTTTCGTCTTTGAACATAGAAATGCAGGGTGTTGAAAATGGTGAGATGTTAGCAATAATGTCTGAAACATCTTCCTTCTGACCCACTTGGGTATATGTTGTATATGTTGCCATTGTGTAATTTTCCTCTTACAATATTAGGACTAAGTTTAAGAAGATTTACTCTTCCCAGCGGCTAAGTAATGCCTCTGCAATATCATCAAGGTCTTTAGCACCACTGAGCATATCCATTTGCTTTTGTTGATTAGCTCTTTGGATAGACTTTTTAGATGGTGGTGCTTTCTTGGAACTTAAAACCTTAGTCTTACCGCTTTTTGACTTCGTGAGTTTGGCCTTGGCTTTCTTGCTGTTGGCGGACTGCTTTGATTGGTCATAGAGTCGTGCTTTGTTTATCAGCATGATGACCTGTGGGTCTGTGTACTGATCTACTTGGTCTTTGGGTAATCCCGATTTCACAGCGTAGTCACGAATATCTGAATAGAGTTCGTTGCCCCAGTCAGGCAGTTGATCTTGGAGAACCTTTACGCATTCTGTAGCGGCTTCTCTAGTTGCTTGCTGGTGCTGTTGCTGTGCTTGGGATACAAGCTGACCACTTTCTTCCTGTAGGAATTTTAAGTCGTCTTCTGCTTGCTTTGCGTCTTGGCGTAGTTGAGAGAATGTTTCTGCATCCATCTCGCGTGACGCTACTAACATATCAATGTCAGCATAAGGTTTATGCCTTGCTTCTGCGCGTTCCAATAACTTCTGATATGACATCTGCGTTTGAGCCAGTTGTTCTTCTGACTGTTTGCGCTGGGTAGCCAAATCTTGAGACTTTTTGGTTAGAGATGCTTCTTGACCATATAGACGTTTTAAATCCTTTACAGATACCTTTTTAGATTCACCATTGACTGCAATGTCTACAACCTGATCGTCTGAAGCGGCTAGAGGTTCGTCGTCATCCTCATCGTCGTCTTCGTCTGCATCAGTTTCGTCATCGTCGTCTAGTTCGTCTTCGTCAGGGTCTTCAAGGTCTAATTCGGCTTGATCGTCCTCTTCATCATCTAGTTCATCATCTTCAGCTACCTCTGTCTCGTTGAGGTCTTCAGATGTTGCATCTTCTTTATCGACTTCAGATAAGGTTTCCCCGTCATCCCATCGTCCTAAGATTGCTTCTGCCGCATCATCAATATCTAATGCTTGCGGCTCAGAGTTTACATTTTGCTCGTTGTTCATGGAGCAGTCTCCTCTTGGCTGTTGTCGCCGTTCTGCTGTTCTACAATGCTGTCACGCACTTGAACTCGCTGTTTTAAAGTATCAACCACGTCAACTAATGCTCGATAGTGGCTGTATGCTTGTTCTCTTTTGTCTTTGTCGAATGGCTCCGTATTTACAAATGTTTGGAAGGTTCTTTCGACAAGTTCATTGATAACTGAGTTGAAGGCGGAACCGCTAAGTACGGCTCCAGCTTCATCACCAGCCACCACAAGTTGCTCTTCTTGTGTAGACATGTAGTTCTCTCTTTTTGGTTAAGGTTGCTTATCCGTTAGGACTTGCGATTGCTCTGACATCATCAGCAGTTCTTGCGATCTCTAGTTCCTCTAAGTTCACGAACTCTTTGTGTTCAAACTCAGTCTCTTTGAGGTCTTGCTTGTCAGAATTTAGGGCAAATGCTTGTTGAGCCTTCATAGTGTCTAGCTCATGTTTCATTTGCCTCATTTGTGCATCCATCTGCACCTTCATCTCAGCGACAGCTGTTTGTCGTTCTTGAAGTTGCATCTGTTGCTGTGCCATCTGCATTTGCATCTCTGCATTTGGATCAGGTGGCGGTGGAGGTATCATCGCTGGGTCTGTTAAGAAGTCAGCAACATTCTTGATACCTGATTTCTCTAGGACTGATGCCAGCATCTTGAACTTGTTCTGCGGAGAGTACATTTGTCCAAGTGTAGGGTCAGCTGAGAAAAGCTGATGGAACGACAGGTGCTTCTGCACTAGTTGCTCCTGATCGCCGTAGCCCAAGTGGAACTCAACTTGTACGTCACGTTTATCTGCCCATTGCGATGGGTCGATAGGGACATAACGTCCAGCTAACTCAACAATCTTCTCTTCAGACTCGTTCTCTACAATCAATGAATAGACCATAGTGAATAGAGGCTTTAGGAAGTTGTTCGCAAAGTTACGCGCTATGATCTTCTGTCGTTGTTGGCTCATTGTAGCTAACTGCTCGACCATTGCCGCTGAGTTTTGTTTGCTTATAGCGTCTTTATTAAGACCTTGGGATAGGCGAGAGACACCAGAAGTGTCTTCTTTATCCTCGTCTAGCATTTGAATAGTTTGGAATACAAACGGGTTCAATGATGCTTGAGGCATAGGGGCAATCGCATCAGGGCGTGATATGTTCACGATGCCACCGACACGATTGTCTATTAGTTCTCTTGGGTTCGTTAGGCCACCTTTAACCACGGTATATCGTGGGTTGTTAGTAACCATAGCGTGATCAAGAATGGAACGAGTTAAGATTGTACGTGCATTCTGTATACCTAATAGCTTCTCGGCAAAGTTGTTGCCGTGGAAAGCATGTGGGATAGGTAGAGGTACGAATGCTACGAATGGGCGTTTGTTTACTATCTCTTTCTCTAGTAAAACATTGGATGCCTTAACAACTCTGTGCAATTCAGCGACACCAGTTGCTTCTACATCTAGCATTATGAATGCTTCGACTATTGTTATCTGACGTGTCTGTCTTTGATCACCTTTGGAGTTGAAGCCTCTATCAGCACCGATGTCGTCATGGCGAGATAGTATCTCTGGGTCATTGTCAAAGTCAGTGTCTTCATTGTCACCTATTTTTGCTACAAGGTCTTCGTCGTAGCCCATTTCAATGAGTTCAGAGATAGACTTCTTAGTCCTGTGTGCACAGAAACTAACGTCATCTAAAGACTTAGCTTGTGGTTCTATTAAGAACTCTTCTGGAGCAATAGCTTCTACTTTAACCTGTGAAGTGTCACGGGTTACACGTAGCTCACCAGAGAACATACCAAATTCATCCTCAACAAGTTCTTCGATCTCTACGTTGTCTTCAGCTAATCTGACATCAAGTTCTTCCTCTGTAAGACCTTCGACATACTCAAGTGTGCTTTCGTCTTGCATACACCAGTAAACTTTAGCGATACCAGCACGGGCTATTAGTCCATCGTGAATAACAGTCTGCATTGTTTCAAACAGATTGTTCTGCCTGTGTAGAACGTAGTCTGTGTACTCTGTGCAGACTTCAGCTGTAGGTACATCATCCGCATTCTGTGGTGAGAACTTTAGTGACTTATTGCCTGTGCTGAATGTTTCTAGCAAAGCCGCCTTCATGCTTTCTACAGCATCATAAACGTCCTGACTTACATACTTACTGTTTCCATCATGCGCTGGGCGAGGGAGTTTAGCACTGTAGTAATCCATCACCTTACGGCGTTCTTTTGACAACTCACTGTCGTAGTAGCCGATGGAGCGTCTTAGGTTAGTATCTACTATGGACACGATTTTATCGTCGTCGAGTTTTTTATAATCTTTATTTGATTTCATGTCTAAACCATCTCAATGTAATAATCGTCAACTGCTTCTATGGGTTCCCAAGCACCTTCATGGATATGATTGGCTAGGGCTAAACTCATTACGCAGTCATCAAAGCATCCTGACTCTGCTTCCATTCCACCGCTTTGTGTGACGATGTATGTTAGCATTTCCCGAATAGTGACTTTATCGTTTAGTTCGATCTTACCCTCTCGAACTGAGGCTCTGAGTTCATCAATGATCAGAGGTTTTGTCTTGGAAGTTGTAGTGAAGCCTAACTTAATAGTCTCTTTGTCTGTCAACTTGTCTACCTGTACTTCTGTGTAGAAGTTGGGGTAGGCCATGTCTTTTCCAAGCCTAGTACACGTTAGAATACCATGACTATTGTTCTCTACGATTATGTAGGCAAAGTTAAAGAACTCACCTAGTTTGTAGAGGACATTTGCAAAGTAATCTGGATGAACTTGGGCACGATAGGTTGCCACCTGTCGCTTCTTACTGTCGAGAACTTGGGCAACTGACCAGTCACCACCACGGACACCCATAGCAACGTCTGCTCCTATGGTGTACTTCTCGCCAGCGTCCAGCTTTCTAAATAACGTGAGTTCTCCACGTACATTCTCTAGCCAGTCCTCACCTTCAAGTGCCAAACGACTTGTTACGTCTTTGGCGTCATGTAGGTTCTCTTGTAAAGTCTCTGGGTTAAACACAGGGCGTCCAGTGGTCAGGAAGGCTTGATCTGGCTCCGCTGGGTACTCTTGGTGGAATAGGTCGATGCCGTTCTGTGCAATCTTACGTCTGCGGAACATTAGCTGTTCGTTGTCTAACTCATATTTCTTAGATAAGTCCTCTTCCTCTGGAGTTATCTCAAAGTTCTCAGGTAAAGGCTCACGATACTCTGGGTCAGCGAACCAAGGGATGAACACAGGGACATAGCCGTTAGAGCCATCTACTGCACCCTTCCATAAGTCATAGAATATACCAGAGACACCATTAGCTGTACTCTCTACGAATATAGCTGTGCCTTTCTTATTAGGTACGGCTTGCGTCATACCATTCCAGTTCTCTAGGGCTGTGGACTTCTGCCAGAAGGCAAGTTCTGAGGCGTGGACATGTGTTAGTGTTTCACCACGTCCAATGCTCTCACCACCAGCTGTAGCAACCACATAAGAACTATCAAGAACATCAAAGGTCAACTCTCGTCGAGATGAATACTTTGTGTGTGGCTTGAGTAGTTCTGGGCAGTTCTCATGGTAGCGTTTAGTCATGTCAAACAGTGCTCTTGTACTGTCAGAGTGGTGTGTGACCACCATTGCTTTACATGCTTTGCGCTGGGAAACATTAAAGTAAAGATAGCCGCCTACATACGTCGATAGACCTTGCTGTCTAGCCTTCAAGATGATGATGCGTACTTTGCCCTCAGTAGCCATTTGTTTATCTACAGCTTCCTGTAAGATAATCTGTGCTGGCTTTAGTTTGAGGGGCTGTATGTCACCATCTTTGGTTCTAATCTTGAGGGCTGACTTGGAGTAGAAGTCAAATTCGTCATATAGTTTACGGCGTATTACTTTAAGTTTCGGTTCCATCATCGGCTTGCTCTTCCTCTGGGTCACTTACTAAAAGCGACTCCAAAAAGGCTTCTGCTTTGCCAATGGTAACTTCGCTCTTTGCGGCTGGTTTTGTCTTAGTAAAGTCTAAGACCATTCTTGCGGCTGTTAGTTTGTCTCGGTTCTGCGCTGGTTCACGCATGATCTCGACGGCAGTTTTGAGTGCCTCTACCGCATATTCGTCGTCAATATTGTTGTCTTTAGCCATGATAGCCACAATCCTTTCGGCGTCTTTCTGTGCTTGTTTTCGGATGGGGGTGATGGCCTCTAGTGTGTAGCCATCTGGAGTGCCTGTTGGCCTTCCTCCATTCTTACGTTTTTTGGTTGACCACTGCTTTCGTAGTGCTCTTCCTTCCTCCGTTTGCATTAGTTTTGTGAAGTAGTTGTTCTCTTTCGGAGTTGCCTTCTTTGGATACTTCAAATCCTTTTTTGGCGACTTCTTTCTTGGGTTCTTGGGTGCTCCCATTGTACTCTCCTAGTTTGCTTTTGATTACTGCGTGTGTGTTTGGACACTGCTTGCAAAACACTATGTCGATGAAGGAATGCTCCATCTCCTGTAGTATCTGTGACTTTTGATCTTTGGTTAAAGATGATGTCTTTATGGTCTCAATAGCTTCTAGGTATGGCACTAGGTCATACGCTGTTTTTACAATCATTTTGCTTCCTTGAAATAATAAAGCCCCATCACTGGGGCTGTATGTTTACTTTTGGCTTAATCTGTTGGGCTTTGACCCGATCCAGATAAGGCTTTAGGTATTTATTTGTTTTTGTGGGCTGATCCATTTCAGCTTTAGCATCTTTAATTATCATCTTAGCCATAGCTACGGGATTTGTACCTAATGTCTTTGATAGTTCTTTAAATGCCTTGTCTAAAATTGCTTTGTCTCTATTGCTTATAGACATATCAGCTTCCATAGAGGATTTTAGTTCGGATAGTCTCTTTTTGTTTTCATCTATCCCCTTCTGTACTCTAGGGTCTATCTCAGCCTTCTTTTTCTTAGACTTAGCTAGTTTCTTTTTTAGCTTCTTTAGCTGTGGGTCGTTTTCAATAGTGTTGACCAGCATGTTCTTTAGTGGTGTTAGTGTTTTACCAGTTTCTTTATATCCACTATCAAACATCTGATTGTATCTAGATATCATTTCTGTCACGTCAGGGTTGTTGGGGTATCTGTCTTGTAGCCTTGATAAAGCTAACTCCACACCATCGTAGTCAAGTCCAGTTTGTTGCATTATGAAACCTTGCGGTGAATCGCTTGTATATGCACCGCGTTCACTGTTTACTAAAACATTTAGCCTTGCTGTTAGTGCCTTTTCTTTGGCATCTGCCACTTGTTTAGCGTTCTCACGATCCAACTTGGCTTTAGCTTCTGCTTTCCTCACAGCATCTTCTGACTTACTTTTGTCAAACTTCTTATTCTGTAGTTCGGCATTGTATCGCATCCTGTTGCGTGCCTGATCAAACTTCTTATTGTCCTGTTCAGCATTGTATTGTACTTGGTTGGCCTTTAATTGGGCTTTGTTTTCTTTTTCAATATCTGCTTTACTTTGAGGAAGCTGTGTACCGACAGGAGTTGCAAGACCGCTTTTCTTAGCGTTCTTTTTGACAAAGCGTTTCACTTTAGACCTACGGCCTGTAACTGCATCTATTGCACGTCCACCAGCGGCTATACCTAAAGAATAACCTCCTGAACCATACAATGCCCCACCACCAACTGCACCAGCTATTGATCTTCCAGCCATGCCATATGATCGACCAGCATCTGAAAGTGGGTTGAAGACATCAGTAAACTTAGAGAATCCACCTTTAAGACCAGCCGCATACACTTCTGTAAGTACATTTGATTTGTAGAGGCCATTTACCATGTCTTGTACTGGCTCGTACTTTATACCTAAGTCTTTTATAAACTTTATGTCCTGTGGAGTAACACTGCCGCCTACTTTAAGATTCGAGTTGGCTACTATTTGTTTAAACTTCTTTTGAGTGCGCTTATCTAGGTCATTTATAATTTTATCTTGTATTTTATCAGCCGCAGTTTGGACATCTAATTTTATTTCATCTCTAGCGGCTTTCAGTGCTTGGTTCGCACCTTTTTGTGAAGAGTTCTCAACATCTTTAAGGTTATAATTATTATCACTAGCTATTTCTTTTAGCATCCTAGCTACATCACCAGCCGCTTGGTCAACTTCTGGATCAAGGTCTTGCCTTGACTTAAAGACAACTTCACCAGTCTTAGATACAGTCGATATAGCTGTGTTAGCGGCTCCACTTAATGTAGAACCAATAAGCCCAGCGTCACCCATGCGGTTAAAGACTTCATCAGTGACATACTCACCGCCTTTTATGGCAGTGTTGCCCATAACTACAGCTTCTTGACCAGCTTCCTGTATGCCTTCTTTAAGAACCTTCACAGTGTAGCCACCGCCTTTAACGGGCAGTAGCTCTATGAGGCCAGAAGCTATAGCAGTGCTTAAATCCTGCATGGTTGCAGTTTCGTCGATACCTTTTTCAGCATTTTCTCTGCGTGTTTCGCCTAGTGCATTTAGTGTGCCATAAGCTGTACCGCCTATCATTAGAATAGAGCCTGTTACTGGTGCTGTACTGCCAGCAAGTGCTAATCCAGTAGATGCGGCAACACCCACGCCAACTGTAGGTGCACTTTCAGCCGCGCCATAGGCCAATGACTTACCAGCGTTAGCGTAGTCGCCTTCGCGTAGGTTCTTCATGATACCATCAGCACCATCGGGACGCTGATAGTTGGCTTCCTCGATTTCTTGGGTGTTCCTGTCAATAAACTCGTTACCTTTAGTCTCTAAATAACCAGTTGCTGACTCAGGAAGGTAATCCGCGCCTAATTCAGACGCAGAAATCATTGCATTACCAGCGGTTACACCAGCGTTGTCTATACCATACTTAATTGCACCACCAAACGAAGTGTCCGCTTCAGTATTATCATTAGCTGGAGGCGTATCCTGTGATCTTAAAGTCCTATAGGCATTTGCAACTTTATCAAAATCTGGAGTACCCTTTTTGTCTTTGTTTTGGATAAGCCAGTTGGCGTATTTATCTAATCTAGCAACATCAGCCATAGTTTTTCCTTATTATTAACCTATAATAGCGTCTGCTTCATTGTATAGAACGTCATTATCAGTCGTTGTGTTTGTTGTTCCAGATGGTCTTGTTGTAAATCTGTAAGACCTTTCAGACTCTGGTAGGACAATTCCATTTTTTAGTCTGTACTGTTGATTTCTCAGGGCATTCAGTCTGGCATTAATCCATTCTGACCATATCTTTTCATCCATGAAGTTTGTAGGGGTAGGAGATTTAAATAATGCCATCTCATAGTTAGATATAGCACCCTTTGTTTCAGCAGTTCTAAGTAATGTATCATTAACTTGGAGCCTTTTTAGTAATAGTCTTCTAGCCGCGTCTGCATCACCTGTGAAGTTATCAAATAATGACTTAAAGACACCACCAACTCCTGTGAGGTTTCCACCAGCGGCTTTACTATCGGCGATAGCTTGAAGACCACTTTCAAAATCACTTATCCTGTCACCAATAAGATTAGAAGTTTCTTGGTTTTGGTTAGTATCTTTAACACTGCCTTTAGCTTTCAACGCCGCTATGCGTTCTTCAGCAAGTCTTGTGGCTTCTGCTTTGTTAAATGCGGCTGTTTCTGACACTCTGTTTGCATCTTGAATGTTACCATACTCAGCTGTCGCGGCTTTCATTGCACCAGAGAAACCTTGAGATGACCCACCGACCATAGCACCACCGATACGCATAAGTGCTTCGTTTCTGTTGATCTTAGCAAATGGCATCATAGAGCCACGGGCGTTTGAAGACACAGCACTACCTTTGCGGTCACTAGAAGATGTAGTATCAGTGTTTAAGATGCCATTACCTTTAGCTGGTGAATCATTATTGTTACCTAGTACGCCGTCTGAAACACCTGTTTGTGGGGCTTCATCATACGGGTCTCCAAGTGCTTCTTTTAGAGCAGAGGGTGTTTCATCGTAAGGGTTTTCAAGTGCCCCTTTCATCTCAGAGTCTGGCATGATGGAGCCATCAGGCATTCTGTGGTGTCCATCTGGAGTAGGTGTGTATGGAAACAGGTTTTCACCAGCTACCATGTCATCTATAGGTTCATCTTGTCCCTTTACTTTGGGTATGTCCATGTAAGGGTCTAAACGTGCGCCTGTAGGCATTGGTGATGTAAAATCAGCCAGTAACGCGGGTTCTTCAATGTCATCTAAGTTTCCAAGTCCCATATTTTCTTCTGGGCTGTTGTAAAGAACAGGTTCATTATAAACAGGTGGGACTACATTACCATCATCGAAAAGAGTGGTGGAAGCGGCTTTCTCTGCTCGCCTTATTGCGGCAAGAGACTTAGCACGTTGGTCTAGTGCATAATCTTCACCAAAGTCCGTACCATCTTTTACCTGTTGATCTGCAACGTTTACGCGGTTTGCGTCAGTGAATGCAGTTTTAAGCATGTCATACTTACGTGGTGCTTCTAACTCTTCTAGAGCAGTCATTTCAGGGTCTTTGGCTGGTACTAAAAAAGAGTTTGCCATATGCACGAGTGTTTTTGGATCGTTTTTGTATTTTTCGTATATTTCTGGATTAGTAATTTTTAAGCTGTCAATGTTTTGTTGTATAACGCTGTTTGAGTTACCTGTATTTAACACTGGAGGCATTGGTGGACTATAGTTAGGGTAGCTTTGTGATAGTATTGGACTTCTCATTAGAAACCTCCTCTAAACCTTGGCATAGGTGAGTTTTGTGGGACTAAACTACTTTGTTGCTGTGGAAAATACTCCTGCTGGAAACCAAAGCCAGCCATACCACCACCAAGTGCGGCGGCATAAGGATTATTCATGTTGGCTTGTACGCCATTACCAGACGAGTTTGGAGCCTTACCTAAGATACCTGATTGATAGCCTTTGCGTTGCTCTAGTTCAAAGTCACGCTGTTGTTCAAAGCGTTGTCTTTGGTCATTGAGGTTCGCTTGGTTGTAACCTTGTAGACTGTTACCAGCGTTCATACCAAAGTTAGCACCTTGTCCTAGTGTGTTCATACCAACACCATAGGCACTTTGGAGTGCATCGTTTGCCTGTCCAGCACCTTGCAATGCAGAACCTTGGTCACGGAACTGTTGTGCCTGTTGGTTTAGGCTTCGGTCAATAAGACTATTCTGGATGTTTGTAGATACATCAGCACGTCTGTCGTCATATGCTCGGTTAGCTACTGCTGTAGCCACACCAGCGCGACTGGAGTTCATGTTGCCAGAACCCATTGCCGCGTTGTCTATGCCAGTCAAAGTGTTCTCTTGTAAGTTACGGAGTTCAGGACGCATTGCGGCGTCTACTAGAGAGCCAGAGTTTTGGTTTGCGTAGTCCATAGCGTTACCAAGGCGGTCTTGCTGTGCGCCATTAGCCATGCCTTGATACTGTCCGTACAATGAGTTTGCGTTGTTACCAAAGCCAGCTGTATTGCCCATCATGGCATTGCCAGAGTTCATCATGTTAGTACCATAGCCGCCCATAGTGTTAGCTGTGCCAGTTTGGAACTGGTTAGGTGCGGCGTATGTTTGGCCTTGGTAGGCTCCAGTGTTTAAGACACCATCAAGTGCACCTTGGCTACCTTCAAGGTTAGCGTCCACGTATGGCTTGTACTGGTTAAACGCCGCCATCTTTGCGGCATTTGCTTTATCTTGTGCTTTTGACTGCATTTTTGAGCCAAGTAAGCTGGCTCCAGCACCTATAATTGCGCCCCACATATTATATTCCTTTTATTTTATACGGCTATCCACGCTGTGCCATTATAGACAACAAGTTTAGATACGCCTGATCCTATTGGTTCCCAAGGGTACACGGCATAGCGAACCATCCCTTTTCTTGGGTTGGTAGGCTCTCTGTCGGTTACTTGGATACTTGCGTCTGCTAATGATTTTATAGACGCTTCGATCTCTCGTAGTTCTTCCTGTAAGTAGTTGGGGAGGAACTCTGGAGAGAGTGTTGGTGCTTGGCGTCTAACATAAGTAGACACCAGCATGTTGATTTTATCTGAGATAGCCATAAGTTACCTCCGACCAGTGACTGTTATATCGACATCCATACCAGTGAAGTTGAAGTCCTTGTCAGCCGTAGTAGACATTTTGTACGACAAGTATCTGCCAGCCAT